TCCGGCTCACTTTATGAAAAAGTACTGTCACATTCAACACCCACAACGTGGCCGTGTTATTTTTAATCTGTATCCTTTCCAAGAAAAAACATTACGTTTATTTAGAGATAATCCATATTCAATTGTATTAAAATCTCGTCAGTTAGGTATATCAACTCTAGCCGCAGGTTATTCTTTATGGTTGATGTTATTTTTTAAAGACAAAAACGTACTCTGTATTGCAACAAAGCAAGAAACAGCTAAAAACATGGTTACGAAGGTTAAGTTTATGTATGATAACTTACCCTCATGGCTAAAAATACCAGCAGACGAAAACAACAAATTAACACTTAGATTAAGTAACGGATCTCAAATCAAAGCAACATCAGCATCAAGTGATGCTGGTCGATCAGAAGCCGTTTCTTTGTTGATCGTGGATGAGGCCGCGTTCATTGAGCAAATTGGTGAAATTTGGGCCTCAGCTCAACAAACACTTGCTACTGGTGGTGGTGCTATTGTGTTATCTACTCCATATGGTACAGGTAACTGGTTCCACCAAACCTGGGTATCTGCTGAAAATGCTGAAAACGATTTCTTACCAATTAAATTACCTTGGTATGTTCACCCTGAACGAGATGAATCTTGGAGAAAAAGACAAGATGAATTATTGGGTGATCCTAGAATGGCAGCCCAAGAATGTGATTGTGATTTCAGCACATCAGGGGATGTTGTATTTTATTCTGAATGGATTGAATTTTTAAAAGAAACTACAATTAAGGATCCCTTAGAAAGACGAGGTGCAGATCAAAACTTATGGGTGTGGGAAGCTGCCGATTATTCCCGTGAATATATGATTACCGCAGACGTTGCTCGTGGTGATGGTAAAGATTTTTCCGCAGCTCATGTAATTGATATTGCAACAAATACCCAAGTGGCTGAATATAGAGGTCAAATGTCCCCTAAAGAATTTGGATATTTCTTAGTTGGTTTAGGTTCGGAATACAACAACGCAATGTTGGTTGTAGAGAACGCTTCGATTGGTTGGGCAACCTTAGATTCAATTATTGAAAGAGGATATCGTAATTTATACCAATCCCCCAAATCAGATCAATTAACAGCAGATTCCTATTTAAAAATATTCGAAGGCAACTCAGATATGACCCCTGGATTTACAATGTCGATGAGAACAAGACCATTGGTTGTAAATAAATTTAGAGAGTATGTTGGTGATCGTTCTGTAACAATTCAATCAAAACGACTGTTAGAGGAAATGAAAGTGTTTGTTTGGAAAAATGGCAGACCCGAAGCTCAAACAGGATACAACGATGACTTAGTAATGGCCTTTGGTGTTGCTATGTTCTTAAGAGATACTTCTCTAAAATTCCAGCAACATTCTCACGATATGACTCGAGCTGCCCTTGGCAATATGGGGAAAAGTTCGTATACTGGCGGTTACTCAGGGAATATGACCAAAAATCCATATCAAATCGAAAATCCATATGGAGGAAAAGAGGACATTACTTGGCTTCTCTGATATTTATAAGATATAATTAGATACAAATGGCTGATACTAGATTATTTACCCGATTACAACGCTTATTCTCGACTGATGTTATCATCAGGAACCAAGGGGGTAATCAGTTAAAAGTAATGGACGTTGACTCAATTCAACGTTCAGGAGATATTGCAACCAATTCGTTAATGGACAGATATAATCGTTTATACTCTCCAGCAGCGTCTTCACTTTTTGGACAACAATTAAGTATCAACTATCAATACTTACGTACTATGATCTATTCAGATTATGACGTAATGGATAATGATGCAATTATTGCTTCTGCTCTTGATATTATCTCTGAAGAAAGTACTTTAAGAAACGATATGGGTGAGGTGCTTCAAATTAGAAGCTCCGACGAAAATATTCAACAAATTCTTTACAACTTGTTTTATGATGTATTGAACGTTGAGTTTAACTTATGGTCTTGGATTCGCCAAATGTGTAAATACGGGGATTTCTTCTTGAAGTTAGAGATTGCTGAAAAATATGGTGTTTATAATGTAGTTCCATTTACAGCTTATCATATTGAAAGACAAGAAAACTACGATCCCGAACATCCTAATTCTGTAAGATTTAGATATTCACCTGAAGGTGTTTACAGTGGAGGTTCAGGTTATTATGGTGTTCCTAACACATACGATAAAAACGATAGAGATTCTGTTTATTTCGATAACTATGAAATGGCCCACTTTAGATTATTAACAGATGTTAACTATCTTCCTTATGGACGTTCTTATATCGAACCAGCTCGTAAAATCTTTAAACAATATACGTTAATGGAAGACGCTATGTTGATCCATAGAATTGTACGTAGCCCAGACCGTCGTATCTTTAAAATTAATGTTGGTTCTATTCCACCAAATGAAGTAGAAAACTTCATGCAGAAAACCATCAGTACTATGAAACGTACTCCGTTAATGGATCCTCAAACAGGTGAATACAACTTAAAGTACAACATGCAAAACCTTATGGAAGACTATTACTTACCTGTTCGTGGAAACGATACAACTACAGGTATTGAAAATCTTCCTGGATTACAATATACTGCTATTGAAGACGTAACTTATTTACGTGATAAATTATTTGCTGCTCTTAAAGTGCCTAAAGCATTTATGGGTTACGAGAAAGATTTAACAGGTAAAGCCACATTAGCAGCCGAAGATATTCGCTTTGCTCGTACAATCGATCGTCTTCAACGTATTGTATTATCTGAATTATATAAAATCGCTTTAGTACACTTGTATACACAAGGTTATACTGAAGAAGGTTTAACAAACTTCGAATTGTCTCTTACAACTCCATCTATCATCTACGATCAGGAAAAGATTGCCTTGATGAAAGAAAAAATGGACTTGGCTTCAGCAATGGCTGAGAGTAAATTAATCTCTACAGATTGGATTTATGAAAACATCTTCCACTTTAGCCAGGATCAGTACGAGGAAATGAGAGACTTAGTTGTACAAGATCAAAAACGTAAATTCCGTATTACCCAAATTGAAGCTGAAGGTAATGACCCTATTGTAACAGGTAAATCATATGGCACACCACATGATCTAGCTAACTTATATGGTAGAGGAAGATATGAAGATGCTTCTGTTCCCGATGGTTATGATGAAAAAGCACCTTTAGGTCGTCCTGAAGAAAAAGTATCTGATAGAAATACTCAAGATGATAATTTTGGTAAAGACAGATTAGGAGCTAGAGGAATGAAAAAAGATGATAACGAATCCGACTCAATTAAAGTACAATATAAAGGCGGTTCTCCATTAGCTTTAGAAGCTAAATTAAAAAATCGTGCTTTATTTGAATCTTTAAATAAAAAATTAAGTTTAACAAACGAGGGAGAATCGCTATTAGATGAATCAAATATTAAGGAGTGAAAATCCTTATATATTTATAACAAAACCTATTGGGAATGAATATTAAACATTCGAAGTATAAAAATACGGGTATTCTCTTTGAATTACTAGTTCGCCAAATAACGGCGGATACTTTGTCTGGAAAAACATCCAAGGCAGCTAGCATTTTGAAGAAATTCTTTGTAAAAACCGAATTAGGTAAAGAATACAAATTGTATGAAACTTTACTTAAAAATACTTCTATAACAGAAGGAAAAGCAGAAATTGTAATTAATACTATTATTGAATCTTCTAGATCTTTAAACAGAGGTACTTTAAGAAGACAAAAATATAACTTGATCAACGAAATCAAGAAACATTATAATTTAGATGAGTTCTTTAAAACTCAATTACCCCATTATAAGGCACAAGCTGCTCTTTATACGCTAATCGAAATTTATAATAGCGATCAGCTATCAAACCCTGATCAAATTATTAATAATAAAGTCGTTCTCTTAGAACAATTAACCACTACCCCAGTTAGCAAAGAAAAAGTAAAAGAAGATCTTATTGAAGAATTTAGTTCATACGATAAAGATCTTCGCATTTTAACTTATAAAGTTTTATTAGAAAAATTCAATGAAAAATATACTTCATTGAGTGATATGCAAAAAGAAATTCTTAAGGAATTCATTACATCTGTAGATAACACTCCTCGTTTAAAAGAATTCTACAATAATAAAATTGAAGAAATCAAAACTAGATTAAATAAATTAACTGAGGATGTAAAGGATAAAGCAATTCAAATTAAGTTAACTGAGGTAAATAATTTATTAAAACCACTAGGAAAAACATCTAGTGTGGGAAATGACGATTTAGTCAATCTACTTCAATATTGTGAACTTTTAGAAGAATTGCACTCTACAAATGGCTAATTACAGATATACCTTAAAAGAAGTTAAAAAACCTAACAACGTAGACCCTGCTCTGATCAAGCGTATTGAATCTAGGTATGGGGATATTGATATGACTAATGACTTCTTTGACGATGAACTACAGACTTATTTTAAAACTGATTCAATTGATAAAGAAACAGGTAAAATTAGTCATAGAGTAATTAAATTAGCTTCATTTGGTGATGGTCTTCAAAAAATGTCTCAAGCCGTACTAGCATTAAAAGATCTATTAGGCACAGACGAAGGTAGAAGTGATGATAAAATTAGATCAATAGCTGATGAGTTAAAAAAGGTATTTAACCAATACAGAACTCACTTACGTAAAAACTACCCTGACCAATATAACCAAATTAAATCAGCTTTAGAGGAAATCTCAGGTACGGCTTCAGGTGGTGAATATGCAACTCCATTTGCATTTAACCCTAACAAAAAAGCAGATGGTGCCGCAGTAAATTACTATTACAAATTAGGATTTAAAAAAGCTCCTAAACCTAGATCATCTAAAACTATTGATATTATTCCTCGTAATAAAGGAACTGAACCTTTAAATGAGGTAGAAACACAAGATTTAGAAAGCTATATTGCTGCTTTAGGAGTTGAAAGCCCTAACCTTAAAAAACACATCACAGATCGTTTATTAGGGTTTGATAAAATTGAAGACAAGTTAAACGAATTAGTTCCTTTATTAGGTGATGCTAAAAATAAAACAATGGATTATTACAAGCAAAACCCCGATTTTAAGGTATTATATTCAACGGATTTGGCTGTAGATTATTTGGATGATATGATCCAAATGTTTAAAGAGAAAAAATAATGGCAACGTATAATTTCAATATTACTGCTAGTAGAGTAACCCAATCAGCTGATATTGCTGCGGGTGAATCTACTGTATTTTCTCTTACTAACGATTTATCAATGGATGCTTACTTTACATTAGAAACTATTCCTAATTATGAAGGTAAGTATGATACAAGTTCAAAGAAAAACACTTCGGGTTCATTTACCTTAGGTTCAGGTTTACGAGAATTAATTCAAAACGACTATATTGCTTCTGTAATTGTAGCTCCTGGTGGGGGAGATTTAACATTTGTTCCCGCAATTGCTATTACAGGATCAACTTTAGATTTAAGAGGTATTGGAGCATAAAAATTATATATTTATAACGTGATGAAAACACTACAACAGCAATACAATTTAATTAAAGAAGGTAAAGGCGACAAAAACTTCTTTATGAGACAGGCGCTCAGACAGTTCCCTGAGTGGATTACTGTTAATAATACATTTGAACAAACAGTAAGTATCTTAAAAGGTAAAAGTATTATTTCTGAAGGTGCTGGAGGCGTTGTTACTAACAGTGGAAGAAAAGATTGGTTTAAAATCTTTGAAGCTGAAGTAAAAGCAATGGCTAAAGAAACTGATAAAGAAATCGTTGATCTTGAAACTAAAGACTACGATTATAAAAACGAAAAAAACATTGATAACTTATACGGCCAATCATTCCTGTTAGGATATATCGCCGAAATGGATGATCCTAAAAACGCTGATAAAACTGTGGCTCAAATTAAAGATATCGTAGCTAAAAACATGGCTAAAGATGCTAATTTCTATTCTAAAGAAGCTATGTTTTCAGTTAAAGGTATCAAAGGTGAACAATTAGATACTCCTAAAGATCCAACAGGCAAACATAAATCAAGCGGCTACGGCAACATGTAAGATGAAACAAGTCCTAATCGAAACTAGAGCATTTAACACATCACCAATGCAATTATTGGAGATGAAAGCCCCATCGGGTAATCCTTTGGTTGAGGGTATTTTAGCAACTGCCGAAGTTAAGAATGGTAACGGACGTTACTATTCAAAAGATTTATGGGAAAGAGAAATCGATAAGTACAAAGAAGTTGTAAAAGAAAATAGAGCAACAGGTGAATTAGACCACCCAGAATCTTCTATTATCAACCTTAAAAACGTATCCCATATTATCAGAGATTTATGGTGGGATGGAGATCAAGTACTTGGTAAAATTGAAATCTTACCTACAATATCAGGTAACATCTTAAAAGCATTAATTGAAAACAACGTACAAGTAGGTGTTTCATCTCGTGGTATGGGTTCATTAAAGCAAGTAGGTGAAATATTAGAAGTACAAGACGACTTCGAATTATTATGTTGGGACTTTGTTTCAACCCCTTCAAACCCAGGTTCATACATGCACGTAATTAAAGAGGGTTTAGATTTTAGAGCACAAAATAAATATGGTAAGGTAAATCAAATTGTTAGTGAAATTTTATGCGCTAACGGTTCATGCCCTATCATTTAAGAAGCCTGCTACCTTAGGCAAACATCAACCCTCCCCCCCTGGATTAGGTCTGCGAAAGCAGGCCTTTTCCTTTTTTGCGACTTTAAAAAATCCTGATATATGTATAATGGTAATATGCGATCATTATATCGTATTGATAGTTAATAATTCTTATTACGGTTCACGAATAACCGTACTTCCAACACAACTTAATTGAGGAAAAAATGGCAAACAGAGATCTGCTTAAAGAAGCAATCGCTGATGCAAAAGCTGTTAAAGAAACTGCTATTGCTAACGCGAAAGCCGCTTTGGAAGAAGCATTCACTCCTTATCTGAAAGAAAAGTTAGCTGCAAAGTTAGCTGAAATGGACGAGATGGATGAAGCTGAAGACAAAATGGCTGAAGGAATGGACGCCGAAAAAGAGGTTAAAGAAGTTGAGGAAATGGACGAAGCAAAAGAAATGGACGAAGCTAACGACGCTAAAGGATATGAAGGCCAAATGGGCAAGAAAGACTTAGGCGTTAAAGAAGGCGAAGACATGGATGAAGCTGAAGACATGGACGAAATGGATTTAGACGAACTTTTGGCTGAACTCGATGCTGAACTCAATGAATCAAAAGACAAGGAAGAAGGTAAAGAAATGGATGAAGCTCTTGACACAATCAACGACCCAAACACTCCTACAGCAAAAGGCAATATGGCCGAAGTTGAAGAAGAAGAAAGTGAAGAAGTTGAAGTAGATGCTGAAGAGACTGAAGACGAAGAAATTGACCTTGAAGACATGTCAGAAGAGGATTTGAAGAAGTTCATCGAAGACGTAATCGCTGATATGGTCGAAGCTGGCGAATTAGAAGCTGGTGAAGGCATGGAAGGCGAAGAAGAAGGCGAAGAAGGTGAAGAAGGTGAAATGGACATTGAAATGGACATGGACGCTGAAGAAACTGAAATCGCTGAAGAAAAAGAAGAAATGGAAGAAGGTAAAGACGAAATGGATGAAATGAAGAAAGAAATTGAAGAACTTAAAAGAGATCTTCAAGAAGTAAATCTTTTGAACTCTAAATTACTTTACGTAAACAAAATCTTCCGTTCTAAGAACTTGACCGAAAACCAAAAAGCTAAAGTATTAGGTGCATTCGACAGAGCAACTACAGTAGCAGAAGTTAAACTCGTATTTGAGACAATCAGCGAAGGTTTAACTCCTAGTAAAGCTGCTATCAAGGAAAACTTGGGTAGTGCTTCAAAACCAATGGGTGTATCTCCTAAGAAACCTATCTTAGAGGTTAACGATCAATTTGCAAGATGGCAAAAACTTGCAGGTATTAAATAATGTATGTTAAATTTTAATTGATAATTACAATGTCACAAGTAAACCAATTATTAGAATCAGCTGCTGGCTCTTGGAAGTCAATGCAATCTGATGCTGCCAAATTAGCCACTAAGTGGTCTAAGACTGGCTTGTTGGAGGGCTTAAGCAACGTTGAATCTAACAACATGTCTTTGTTGTTGGAAAACCAAGCTAAGCAACTCGTATCTGAGATGAACACCATCTCAACTAACTCAGGATTCACTTCAGGTACTGAAGGTGAGAACTGGGCTGGTATCGCTCTTCCTTTGGTACGTAAAGTATTCGGTACTATCGTAGCTAAGGAATTCGTTTCTGTTCAACCTATGAACTTGCCTTCAGGCCTAGTATTCTTCTTGGATTTCCAGTACGGAAATACTAAGAATCCTTTCGCTGCTGGCGATAGCTTGTACGGTGATCGTAACGCTTCTGGTCAGTATCCTTTCGCTACTCCTTCTCCTGAAGGTGGATTGTACGGTGCTGGTCGTTTTGCTTACTCAACTAACCAATTCTCAAGCTCAATCACATCATCAAATTTCACAATCACTTCAGCTTCTTTCGCTGACATCGATTACAATGCTGGTGCTGCTGGTGCTTCTGATATCTCAGCTTCTATCGCTGCTGGTACTATTAAGAAAGTAGTATTGGCTAATTTCACCGCTTCTCATGCTGCTGCAGCTGATAAGGATGGTGTTAGAGCTTTCATCTTAACTTCAGGTTCAAATGTTTCTGCTGCTGATAACTTACAGTTTGCTACTACTTACGTTGATTCTACTGATACTATTACTTTCTATGTAACAGCATCTACAGTAGAGATTGCTCCTCACTCAGGAGACTATACGTTGTACTACAACAAGTTGACTACTGACATCACTAGAGGCGACTTCGAAGCTTCTTCTTCAGTAGCTGTACCTAACGACTTGAGCGCTTCTCAAATCGTAATCCCTGAAATCAATGTTAAAATGCAGTCTCAAGCAATCACTGCTAAGACTAAGAAATTGAAAGCTGTTTGGACTCCTGAGTTCGCTCAAGACCTTGCTGCTTACCAAAACATTGATGCAGAAGCTGAATTGACTAACATCATGTCTGAGTACATCTCTATGGAAATCGACCTCGAAATCCTTGACATGTTGATCAGCGATGCTGCTGCTGGTACTGAGTACTGGTCTGTTACTTCTAACAAGACTATCGATGGTAATGGTACTGTAGGTACTTCTGGTTACTACAACACTCAAGGTCAGTGGTTCCAGACTTTAGGTACTAAAGTACAAAAGTTGAGCAACAAAATCCACCAGTTAACTCTTCGTGGAGGTGCTAACTTCTTAGTAACTTCTCCTACTGTTGCTACAGTATTGGAATCTATCCCTGGATTCGCTTCTAACAACAACGGTGACGCTGCTCAAGAAGAGTACGCATTCGGTGTACAGAAAGTTGGTACTATCAACAACCGTTACAAAGTTTACAAGAATCCTTACTTCACTGATAACTTGATCTTGATGGGTTACAGAGGAACTCAGTTCTTGGAGACTGGTGCTGTATTTGCTCCTTACATTCCGTTAATCATGACTCCTCTTGTGTACGATCCTGAAACCTTCACTCCTAGAAAAGGTTTGATGACTCGCTACGCTAAGAAGATGTTACGTCCTGAGTACTACGGTAAGATCTATGTTGATGGTTTGAACACTATCTAATAGAACTCTCCTAGAGTAAATTTGAGCCCCGCGAAAGCGGGGCTCTTTTTTATATGTATAATTATGTTTAATATATTTGAAGAAATATCTTGGCCTCAATTTCAACAATTTGAGCATATTAAAAGGTTATCTATAAACGAGCAGGTAACCCAATTTAATATGTACCTACAGGATTTATCTATCGCTAGATTAAACTGGATTCAAGATCAACCTAAAGGAGAAATTGGATCACAACAAGGATTTTTACAACAAGAAAATTTATTTTATATCCTTCAAGAAGATGAAGGTAAAATTATTATAACTTAATATGCCTAATTTACCAATTTCCCAACTTCCTGCAGGTAGTGCTTTAACTGGAACCGAATTATTTGTTATGGTTCAAGATGGTGTAACGCGATATACCACATTAAATTCTTTAAATACTAGTACGACCTCTAATTACGGATTATATAACCAAACAGGTTCTAGTACTCCTGTTACTGGAGTATCTGAAAGCATTGAAACCTCAGGAAGTTTATTAGATGGTGGAGTAGGTACTCTAACTGTTCCTGCTAATGGATTTAAAGCTGGAGATGCTTTTCATGCTAGATTATCTGGTAAAATAACAATATCTAATAACCATACTTTAGATATACATTTTGATTCCGGAGCCACTACTTTAGTAGATACTGGAGCTATTACAATGGCTGGTTCTACTAATAAAAACTGGTCTTTAGAGGTTACATTTGTTATCCAAAACACAGGTTCTGCTGGTACTGCTTCTATTTTATCTTCTGGAGAACTTCAAATTAGAAAAGATGCTTCTGGAGAAGTAATAACAGAAATTTTTAGTGATGTTAATAATACAACATTTGATACTACTATAGATAACACCCTAACTATCGAAGCAATATTAGGAGCATCCTGCGGTCTATCAGAAAATATCTATTCTGAATTATTTATTTTACATAAGATTTATTAATTCTTTCTACTTAGTTAGTTCCCTACTATATGTATAGTAGAACAATAAGTTTAACTAACGTTTTAAAAAATGAAAGAGACCCCAAGTCAGTTACATCTTCAAAGTTATGTAATGAATTTCCCATTTTCGCTCTCAACAGCAGATCCTAACAATATTTGGATGCAAGAGCTGAGCGATGAAGAACTTCAAATCAACAGACCTAAAGCATACAAGCAATTTATGGACTTGTATAATTTTATGGCGGGTCAATCTTTGGTTCATTTACTCCCATCAGAAGGCAATTTTCAAGATCAAGTTTATGTAGCAAATTTAGGTTTGCAATTACCTCACATTAAAGATGAGAATCATATTTTATTATCAAACTTTACATCAGACCCTCGTAAAGGTGAAGAATTGGTTGGTGAGAAATTTTTCCAACAAATGGGTTACAAAACTCACATCTCTCCTTACAAATGGGAAGGTGAAGCTGATATCAAATATCTTTATGATAATGTTTATATTGGGGGTTATGGTATTCGTTCCAATATTAAAACTTACGAGTGGATGGAAGAAAACTTTGATATGAATATTATCAAAGTGGCTATGACAGACGAGTATTTATATCACCTAGATTGCAGTATTTTCGCGTTGAATAACGATCAAACATTAGTTTGCACGGAGTTATTCGATCCGGAAGAGTTACGCGCTATAGAACAACACACTGAAATTATTCCTGTCGACATTGAAGACGCTTTAGGTGGAATGACAAATTCAGTTAGATTAGGAAATATGGTTTTATGTGCTTCGAACATTGCTGAACTGAAAAAAACTCACGAGTACTACGAAGCTGAAAAACACAAAATTGAATCACTAGAAAAGATTTGTTCTGATGCTGGTATGGAACCAGTTATCTTTAATCTTTCAGAATACATGAAATCTGGAGCTATGCTATCTTGTATGGTAATGCATTTGAATAGAGTTGATCATTCTAAATCTTTACTATAATGGCACAAACACTAGAAGATTGGTTAAGCGGAGAGGTTAAAGAGCTCTCTAAACTCCCTGTAGGCGAGCTAAGTAATACTTTCTTTTTTAGAGACCCTCTCCGCCCCAATCATATCGATTGGGAACACTTTTATAGCCCTGCGGATGGGACTATTATATATCAAAAAGTTGTACAACCAGATGAAGCGGTTGTTGAAATTAAAGGATTAAATTACACTTTAAAAGATGTTATGGGCAATGACGAGTATGATAAACCGTCACTAGTAATTGGCATTTTTATGTCGTTTTACGACGTCCATATCAATAGGATTCCCTATGGTGGCGTACTCACATACGAACACTTAGAACCTATTGAATCGACGAATAAACCCATG